TTCGGCTGTCGTTACGCCTGCTGCCCCCCCAGCAGCTAGGGCTTCATTCTTTAAAACCTTCATGGGCAAGGACGCGGCTTTAACCCCAGCTTTAGCCACACCTAATCCTGGAATAGGCACCGAGAATTCCCCGGCTAGATGGACAAACTTCTCAAAGGCATCTTTTGGGCTTAAGTTGCTGCCAAACAGCTCGTTCACCTTTTGACCCATATACTCGGCTATGACTGGATCAGAAGGGGCAGCTTGTGTTTGATCCTCTATCCTTGACGTATCAACGCCTTCTTTTTCGAGTGTTCCCTTAAAACTGCTTAAAGGAAAACCTTCCGGCGTGTTGCGTTGTTCAGCTGTAGCGGCTATATCAGCCAACCCACCCACTCCTTGAGAAAACCCATGGGCTGCCACACCGGCAATGCGCTTGGTTTTATCCCAAAAAGAAGGGTCTGTTTCTGGGGGCTGCTCAAGAGAAGGTTGTTGATCAATAGGAGGCTGTTGCCCTTCTAATCCTGTTTCAGCAGGTATTTCAGCAGCTTTGGGAAATTGACCCCAATAATCCGATTCAGGATCTTGACCTTGAGGTTCATCGGCTTTGGGAAAGCGATCCCAGTAATTGGTGTCTGTCATTACTGCACCACTGTTCCGCCGCGAGAAACGGCGTCGTCGATCTCAGATTCTGGCACCAAGACAATTTGACCATTGGGTGCTTTCACTTTAAACGTTCTTTGCTGTTGCTCTTGCATTCCTGATTGTTGCATGCCCCCATTCTGTCTGGATTCTAAACCCTGACTGTAATCGGGCATCTTGCTGATCAGGGATTCATTCTTAGCCATTTTGCGCTCAATCTTCTTCTCGAACCGATCCAACATCATGGCCATGGCTTTGGGGGTTTTGGATGAATCAGGAATCCGGCTGGTTAAAAACTCAAACTCCTTTTGGTTGGTGTTGCCAAACGATATGTTCCCTTTAGCAAACTCATAGAGTTGGGCAGCAGCGGTGTCATACAATTGGGTCGCTGTCATGCCTTCGGTATTAAACGCTTTTCCCGTCAATCGTTGGATATAGGCACTGACATCTGACCCTGCAATCACTTTACCGGTTGAAAGTAGGTCTTTGGCTTCCTTGGTGGCGTATAAGGCATCTTCGAGCGTGGTGTTTTCTTGTTCGGCTTTTTTAACCGACTCAACCATCTTCTTAGCCCCTTCTTTGCCAAGGCCCACTTCAAACTGCTTCTCGGCACTCCAGCGTCCTTCTGTGTTTTGCCGGGCTAAGTCAATCCGTTGGTTTTCCTGATTAAACTTTTGGTTCTCAAAGTCGACGGCTTTTTGATAAAGATCCGCATTGACCCCACCCACTTGTTTACTAAAGTCATGAACAAATAAGCCGTTTCCATTCTTCGGGCTTCTGACCGTGACTTTTAAAGGATTGACTTGATCAATGGATGAGAGCTGATAATCAGACCCTGTGGTTTCGTTCAGCCTTTCTAAGATATGTTCTACGTACTTCTCTTTGGCGAGAGGGGCCATGGTTCCCATATTCTGGGCATAATCTTTCAAGAGAGGGGATAGCTCTTCTTCAGCCTGCATCTTCATTTTATTTTGTTTGTTCTTTTCCGCCATGGCCATGCCATTGGCCTCTAACCACTCAAACACACGGCCCATCTTCTCGGCTTTCTCTTTCTTTTCTTGAGACACTCTGCCTTTAAGGCCAGCTGAAGCACCCTCTAATAGACCGGACACAAGGGCTCGCCATCCATGGGCTGGACGACCGCCTGTGACCGTTTGAACAGACTTTCCCAGCATATCAGCCATATCATTTCTGGGGTCAGGAGCATTGGCTTCAATATCATAGCCTTGCTTGGCCATGGCACCAATTGACCCTAAGTTCTGAAAGTCATGCCTCATAGTGTTTTGACGTTCATTTTGTTTATTTTTGTTTTGTTGCATCATTGCAATATGGGGATTTGCCATAGTCTTTGTTCTCCTGTTGTTATCTTCGACCCATTGCTCCACCAGCGGCCCGACCCGCAGAGCCACCCATCATGGCACCCATAGGCCCTCCAAAATAAGCCCCTGCAATCGTTCCTCCTAACCCCAACATTGTTGATCCAAACCCAGGCTGTTCGTCAGCCCGATTGAGTTGATGTTGACCCAAAATACGGTTGGTCTCGGCTTGGTGTCTTTGCATGGCCATGTTATTGCGGGCTTGCCAATCAGCAAATTGTAATTGAGGAGCCATGCTGGAAGCGCGTTGGGCTGTATCAGCCCCTCTGATGGCACTGCCAATGTTTAAAAGGTTTTGGTTATGACTCAAGGCACGCTCCCTCTGGTTTTCTAAATCTCGTTGACGGTCTTTTTGAAGACCATACCGGGCTTGAAGGTCTGAGAGCTGACCTTGCCGGCCGGCTTCTCGTAATCCATAGAGGTTGGATCTGTCAGCCATATCTTGTCGTCTCAGGTCTCGACCATACAGTTCAGACTCAACACCCACGCGCTGATCAGCTTTGGCCTTTTCTGAAGCCAACACCGCATTTAGTTCTCCAGAGGCTGTGCTGCCATGACCATAGCCCATGCGATTCAAGGCTTCTTGTTGGGTGTTTTGTTGGCGGGCATAGGCATCATCTAAGATGGTTTGCTGCATACCCTTAAATTGGTTCATCTCTTGAGCAAAATCAGGGATTTGGGCTAAGGCCGCCAAGTCTCCTTGACGCTCTGTATTGAGCCTATTGATCTCGGTGACAAAGGGCGCAAAATCGAGAATTTGCGAAGGGTCGTATGCATACAGTCTTTGGGACTCTTCAATAGCCCGCGTCATGAGGGTGCCCGCTTCATCAAAAAGGGACTGATCTTCTGGGGATCTGGGAGGCTTTTGAATCATGCGTCTTTTCTTACCCGTGACGGCATCGGTTGCTACAATTGATTGAACCCCATTCACTTCATCAATCACATCCAACATTTCTTGCTCAGGGGGCGGTGAGGGAAGTTGAGGCGTGGGCGAAGAGTCATTACCACCAAAACACATGATCAGGATGCCTTTCTGTTTTTTGTTATCTTTTCTTTTGGTTTTTGCTCTTTGACAAACCAAACCTTACGGGGGTCTGGATCCGGCGTAGCGCGATCCGGCGTGGCGTGGTCCCAGGGGGGCGGTGTTTCTAGACGACGGATGCCACAACTCTCAAACCGCTTTAAGACACGTTGCCAGCTGGAAAGGCGCGTCCATGTATAGACTCTTTGAAACCCTGTTGCGAGGGCGTGATCAAAAAGACTTTGTAAAAACGTTTTGTTCAGGATTTGAAACCGAAAGTCTGGAAACACGGTTAAAAACCCCTCGCCCAGGCGGCCTCCTGTGTTTGGGTCTATACCGCGATCAATAATCCCATAGAGCCCCACACAGCCCCCATCCTTGATAATAGAAAAACACGTAATATCGCGGCGATAATAGGATGGATAAAGATTGCGGGTTTCTTCGGCTGTGAGGGCTTCAAAAGACAGTATAGACATAGGGGATTCCTTAATTTCCATCCGGTAAGTAGGCCAATATCAGATAAGAAGCCGTTTGGTTGGATGGCGTGATATATGTGAAGCCTGTGTTTGTATAAGCTGGGGCGTAAATGTTGCTGGCTGCAAAACCAATCAGCGTGTTGGCATCCGCTATAGGACGTTTATAGGTGACAGTCACAATGTATTGATCAAGATCATCATAAACACAAGTGGCGGTTCGAATGTTAAACCCCCTCCATTTCAGGGCATCTCCACTTCCGGAAATAATCTGAAACATACAAAAGATCATTCCTCCAAAAGGCCCGATGGTGACACCATTGAGGGAACCAAGGGTTGCCCCAGGTTGAATCAAGGATCCATCAAAACAAGCCGAGGCTATTTTGTTAAAGCTGACGTTGCCTGACCCCATAGATATCAAGACCGAACCGGTTGCAGAAGCTTGTGCATCGATATTGGTATCTCGAATGGCTTTCAGAGCGACTTTGGGGTTGGTCACAGCTAAGCTGGCGATCTCATTGGGCGTGACAGCTCCTAAGCCCAATTGAAGCGTTGATACTGCTGCATTGGCTATTTTGGCTGTTGTGACGGCTCGATCAGCCAGCTCTGCTGTGGTCACGGCTCTATCAGCTATCTTCTCTGTGGTAATGGCAAGACCTTCAATTTTTTCCGTGGTGACCGCTTGATCTGCCAGTTCATCCGTATTCACGGCATAGGCTTGAAGATGCCTCGTTTGGATCGTATCACTGGCAATTTTGGCGCCAGTGATGGCTCCATTGTTCACTTGAGCCGTCCCTACCGCATTCACTTGGATTTTCTCCGTTGTAACAGCGCTATCAGCCAGGTTCCGGGTTTGAACAGCTTGATCTGAAAGGTTCAGAGCCGTTACCGCCGTCCAAGAAATATTAGCCATGCCATCGGTTGTGGGAAGCTTGTTGGCATTGCGAGGATCATCGGATCCTGGCAATATCCCAGCGACCACACCATTAATGGCAACGGCTAACTGATTGATATAGTCAATCACCGCATTGCAATCCCCATCCAATTGAGCCGGCGTTGGGGGCTTGTCATTTAAAGACGCATAGCGATTATAATTGGCCAGAACTTGCTCGGGAGCATACGGGATCGAAGGGCGTTTAAAGTTGGTGGGTAAAGGCATAGATTAAGTCCTTTCCAAGTTTTTTTGGGTCACAATTCTTCTCATTATCCATTCCTCTCAATGGTTCCATAAAGCTTCAGCTGTTTTAAAGAAACAGGTCCGTCTTTGGTATATCCCTTAAGCGTTACCCAAAACTGAGAGGCTAAAAACTTCAATCGGTCTTGAAACACAAACACCCGTTTGTCTAAGCGAAGACCAAGGCTTTTATCCGTGACCAGATCATCAGGCACAACCGTCAAGGGAATGGTTTTTAGCGCATCGCCCCGCATATCAAAGCGACAGGGACTCTCAAAACGATAAGAGGCCGGTAAATCCCCACTGATCAGAATCGACATCTCGTTTTCTTCTTGCAAGACAAAGCTGGAGGAGATATCAACGGTGAGATCATATCTGAGTCCAAAGAACCGCTTTCCTTTTAAGTGCAAGATCGGCAAAGACCAAGAAAACGGAATCAGGGCTTTGCCACCTTGATCGCCATAGCTTTTGGTATCCCCATCATTGCCATCTCCATACTTGAACAGAGCATTTTGACAAGACAGGTAAAAGGTTCCGTTTAAAGAACAAAAGGATGTGGCTCGTTCAAAGTCGCCTGAGAACACAGACCAGGAATAAAGGGACGTGGAGAACAACGATACCAAGACCGGGTTTGATCCAATCTTAAACCCAACCAAAGGGCCACTATCGTATTTAAACGATCGACAAGATCTGTAGGTGTCATTTGACGTGAGGGCTTGGGTTAAGAAGTCTCGGATTAAGGGGTCAACGGCATCATAGCTATTGGCCACAAACTGTTTGGCAATGTTCAGCGTGGTAAAAGATTGAAGGCCGGTTTTGGTGATGAAGAACACATCGTTGGGCAATTCAAGGATCAGATCCCCATGAACAATGCCGGTGGGCAGCATGGTGTGGTAGCGAAGGGTTGACTGACTGCCATCACCATTGTCAAACCCTGCTTGTAAAGGATCGGTTCCTGTCCAGACTTGGGTTTTAACACGACCTGCAAAGATCATATATTCCCCAAGATGGGTAATGGCCTCTAACGTATCGGGCACGCCGTGTTGTTCTGTTAAATCCAGACTGGGTACGGTTTTGGTCTGCTCGTTAAACCAATCCGTCAAAGAATTGGATTTGTAAGGGTAATAGACCCGAAGGGCTTGATCAGGGGCTTTTAAGGCAAGTCCTACGGCTCCTTCACCCAATGCCCAGACTCGATTGTGAGCTACAGATAAGAAGCTAAAGCGTGGTACCCAATCTTGATAAAAAAGCTGGGTTTGGTTTTGAACAAATTGATGAAGGTTCGCAGTCACCGTGACGGTCACGGTATTAACGGCTCTGATCGCATTGGCCACGATCCGTTTGTTGGTCATCCCATTGGTGCTGAATTGAACGGTAGATCCGGCACCATACTGGGATATATCAAAGTTATCCGTACACACGAACGAAAACGTTCGGTCATCAATGCGGGTTAATTGAGTCGCGTTTTCTTTGACAAAATTACTGAGATCATCAAGGCGTCTGCCATCCCAGGTCATGACCCTATCAACGCCATTGCAGAGCAACATCTTACCCAAGAACACAACCGATCTTGGCACACAAGCGACCGATAGGTTTTGCCGGAGGGGAGCACTGAGGGTCTTTGTTCTGGTATCGTATGCGTAAAGCGTTCCAGTTGAAAACGAAACACTTCGAAATTGGATGTTTTCAAAGGGCCTTGGAAAGTTATTTTGTCGTACCGTTAAGACAACCTCACCACCAGCACTGATTGTTTTGTCAGCAATTACATCATAAACCGTATTGATCCCATTCACTTGATAGTCAATCTTAATGGGGGTGTCCTGTTCATAGCGTGCGGCATTTTCGGTTGGAAAAGAGAAAACAAAGTCTCCTTCAATATGAAAATCCAGGGGATCGGCCGTATGGTCTTGTTGAAACTCTTGAACATACAAAATAAGCTGTTCTGTGCCATTGGGAGCTACAAACCCAAAGCTGCCCATCACACGGCTATCGGGATCCAAGGCAGGGGACAAAGGATTGTGGAGGCGTTTAGTGCCAAAACGCACCGTTCCTTCGCCTAAGGGCTTGGAGAGAATGTTTTCTAGGACATAGGCATAATCAAGCGGCAACTGATACGCTGAAACGTTTTGATTCATCCCCTTTTGAGGGACCGAGAGTTCTAAGACGTCATAATTGCCGATTTGAAGCATGATCAATCGTCCTAAAGATTGCTAAATGTAGATAGGGAGGTTTTGTTGAACCCCCTTAAATACGACAGCAATCGTTGTTTCCCGAGAATCCAGCGTCTTTTAGCCTCTTCCATCTTTTGAGTGTTTTTAAACCCGCTTTGATCTTGAAACACATAATATAAAGCCCCATCCGCCAAGATATTATGGTAAGACCGTGGATACGGAATCTCGGCCTCTGGCGTGTTTTTTACAAATAGGGAAGCCTCAGGAATATACCAAACCAAAAGGTCTATTGGAGACGGATCATAGGGCAACAGCTTAATGAGCTGCTTATGGACAACATATTTATCCAACGTCCCTGTTTTGGTAAAGTCAGGATCTTCTTGTATGGCTTCTTGCATCGATATTTGTTGAAGATGCTTTTTTAAAGAAGGAACATAAACCTGCCCCATTATGTAAGGGGGATTTTCTAGGATGACGTAACTAATATCTTGAAGCTTTTCGGGTTCTTCTGATCTATATAAGGCCTGATTAAAAGATGCCGTTTCCCCATACAATTCCAGATGGGCTAAATTGAGGTAATTCAGAAAAAGGGAGGTCTCCGTTTCGGTGATGTTTTTATCTCCAAAACTCAAAGACCCCATTAATGTTAAGATTTGTACTACCGTCATAATCATGATTACCCTTAAAACTCACTCATTAAAAAAGGAGCTTCTTTAAAATCAACGCCAACAAGACGATAATGACCAAAAGAAACGTCAAAGAAGCCCCCATCCATTAATAATTTCCAATCACCAATAACAAGGAGATCGTCGCCCCCGCATTAATAGGCGTCGCGGTTCCGAGAATGGCAATGTTGATCGTCCTTCCTGTGGCATCTAGGGTGATGGTGGTGTGGGTGTTTTGAGCGACGGCACCAAAAGGTATAACTTCACCCGTCTGGGCAACAGCTCCTTGACCCGCTGCTCGGATAAAAACATTCTGGATAGACTTGATCTTTCCGGCTCCTGTCCATGTTAGAATGTTAGCATTCGCACCGGCTGCTATACCCGCTGCGGTGGTTATATCAAAAGCAACAAGCTGGTAATCACCGCCTGTTGACGCGACAGCCACATTAACGTTGGCTGCCGTTGAGGTGTTTTGGACGTATCTGACAACACTGGTCATGGTTTTTTATCCTTCTATAAGTTTGGTTAAGTCAAAGCGACAAATGAGTGCAAAATTCCCTGTTCCACCGATGTCGCTAGATTTCTGGCAGCATCAGCAGCATTTTGTGTGCTGGCAAACTTCAACATCTTCTGGCCTCTAAACTCGTGACCAAAGTACAGTTGGATGCGTTCCACGAGATCGTTCTCCATGCCAAGCATCGGTTCCTCTGCCCAACCCAATGACCAGGCCCCAGCACCGATGAATAAGTTCCAAGCCATGCGGTGATTGTTAGCCGCACTGAGAAACTCAAACTCATACAAGTCTTTGCAGGAATAAATGCTGATCCCAAAGAACTCACCGATGTAATCAGCTCCATTCAGGGTTTGAGGGGTGTTTTCGGCATCGATGACCGTCCCTCGGTTAAAGGTCGAGGCAGAAAACAACGGGTCGGCAAACAAAGCCGTTAAGCTTTCGGGGTGGGCTAAGTAGATGTATTTGTTCATGGGCCAACCAGCCTTATTTTTTACATATGCAGGCTGTATAGCATCTTCACGGTTAATAGCCGTTCCTCCGCGCTCTGCCGTCAGCTTTAGGTTCTTCAGATGGGTTGCACTGAGTCCGTTGTTGGCAGGAGCTGGGTTGGCTGCATTAAACAAAGCCGGAAACGCCGCATTGGCATAATACTGAGCCGCTGTTGGTGTAAGGCCTGACAAGACAGATCGGTCATACGAGGGAATCGTATCGGGAACGTTACAGTTAGCCAGTCCAGTGGTCATATTGGGATAAGCACCGGTGGTGGCAGCTAAAAACAGGTCTCGGTTTAAAGCCCGTGAAAAAGCTTCAACAAGTTGCGTTCTAGCATACGGAGGTAGATCAACAGGAGTTCCATAATTGAGGATGTCATAGCCTTTGATCTGAACCAAAAAGCTTTTAAAGTCCACATTGACGGAATCGTAATCGACTTTTTGCTGTTGAGCATTACCGCGGCGTTGATCAAAGTTCACCACAGGGTTTTTATAGTCCAACGCTTGGAGCTTGCCCATTCGGTATTGAAGGCCTTCCCGTTGTCCCAGTTTCTTTCGGACAATAGGACGATTAGGCTCGTTGCCCATTAAGTTAAACAGAGGGGTGATTTGAACCCATTCTTTAAAAACTTTGGAAGAAACTTCGAAGGGAAATAAGTTTTGATTGATGCCGTTATAGCCGGCTGCTGGAACTGGATAGAGAGCCATGGTTAAAATCCTTTACTCATTTGAAAAAAACAAAAGGATGCTCTGCGTTCTTTAAACACAAAGAATCGGTTCAATTTCGTCTTTTCAAAAAAGCTAGGAGTTTTAAAAACGATGGAAGGTAATTGCCGCAGTTTTTATGGTGCGGCGGCCCTCTTGCTTTTAAAAGGTCGTCCTTTTCTCAAAGGGTAAGATAAAATAAGGAATCCGGGGTGCCCACTCCCAATTAGGAAGAAGTGAACACACCCAAAAGCTAATTTGTTCTATCTTCTGTTTGCGGCCACCCTATCCCTGGATTCAAAAAGGTTATCAACAGAATCCCCAGAAGAGGCTTTGCCGTCTTCAGAAGACCCCATCTCAGCCAAGGAATGCGTAGGATGGTCGTAATCCTCATACTGTAATAGTTTTTTTGTTAATTTGTCAATAGTTTTGGCTAACTTGTCAATCTCACTTCTCTTCTTTTCTATATATCCCTTAAACCCACCCGCTTCTTGAATCTCCCCATAAGACTCCTCATAGCACTTCTTTCCAATGGCCAGCATCTTCTTGGTCAATTCAATGGGATGATCAATAAGCTCGTTAAAGTCTTCTAAAATCTCTTCCTGTTCTTGTACAGAGGCCACAGATAAGAAATAATCAAAGGCTTTGACTTTGTCTTCTAACTGGTTGTCTCCGGTATATTTACGGATGTTTTCAAGCTCGGTGTTTGCAACCCTAAAGATTTTAGAAAACGGACTCGCTTGCTTGTCATCAATGAAATCAGCGTCCTCATCTTGGGAAGAAGATCCGGAAGATTCCAGAATTTCCAAAAGCCGCTGACCTTCTTCTTCAGAAATGTCCCCATTTTCCACAAACTCTTTGGTGGTCAAAATGGCTTTCTTCAGCTTCCGAGAGTTGGTGTGTCCCCACTTCTTGGTGCTTTCCAACTCCTTTTGAAGCTTTTCAGACTCTTCTTTCAACAGGGACTCGGAGTCAGTTATTTTTTTGTCGTTTTCCTCAGGCCTTTCAACATTAGACTTTTGATCAGCATAAGATTCTTCTTTATCCTCTGCGGCCTTTTTTTGATTTTCATTCTTTCTTTCGTCAGACGCTCCCAAAATACGTTTTGGTTTTTCTTGTATGAATTCTTTAGTCTGGGATGAAGAGTCATTCCCCTGCTCGAAGCCTTCGTTTTGCTCATCAAACAGTCGAGAAATCGTGTCATAAGCGAACGATGGATTTTCATGGTTTTTTTCCAAATTTGTGTTTGCGTTTAGATCTGCCATTTGTTTTATATTCCTTCATTTAACCAGCTTGTTGTCTTGCTTGAGATACGGGGTCGCTTTGCGGGCTTTGGTTTTGAGGTGATGCGCCGCCTGCACCTTGTTGAGGGAGTCCCTGATCCATCGTTTGTTTTTGTTGCATTACCTTGGTCATCTCTTCAGAAATCTTCTCGCCATCCCGAATGCCCAACATCTGTAAAAGCTTCGGAGATTGCATCATCCAATTCGCATTGGCATTGCCAAGCAAAGATTCCAACATGGCTTTCTGTTCTTCAAACGTGCTCCTAAAGTCAGGAACCTCCTCGATGTAAAGCGTGACCGGTAAATTGCTCACATTGTTTTCAATAATAAGCTTTCCATCTTTTTCAATGGCCAAATTCAATACAAGCCATTCCTTTTCTTCATCGGTTAGGATTTGAACAGCTAAATTTTCGTCTCCCGCCGCTTGAATCATTTTTAACAAAAAGGAACCCTCTCGCTTCTTCATCTCCGAGAAGTTATCAAACGCAAAGACGTTGTTTCGAACCGAGTTCACCTGTCTAACGTTTTGAGCCACAGCACTTGTGGCGTTGGTTTGAATCCCCAGCATCTCATCATGGATGCCCGTCACCCGTTTCATAAAATCAAGGTACATCTCCACAATCTTCAGCTGTGGCTCGGCAAGATCAGCATTAGATGTAATAGAAACCTTCGTGTCTTCCGGCAAAATAATCACCGAATCCGGGCGTCTCAACTCTTCTCTGAAGGTCTCTGTGTTTTCACCAGGATCAATATTGCCCTGGATGATGACCCGAGACGAGTTCATCAGATACAACGATTTGGTAATGCGAATATTGGCATCCCGTTGCAAGTCTTTAATCGACTCTAACAGGCCATACGGCACCCCTGTCTTAAACCGACGCTTCCAAACAAAAGGGATACAGCTAAAATCCTTGGGATTGGGTAAGTTCGGAGATAACGGTGCATGCTCTAAAAGCCAGTTGTCTAAAAACAATGTCCGTAAAATTTGCTGAGATTTGAACTCCTCAATGTCTTTTGGGGATTCGGCCATCTCCCGTGCTTGATCTTCATCAAAGGTTTCAAACGCATTCCCTTTCCCATCTAGTCCCCTATAGGCCTTCTTTGGGGCCTTGTATTGAACTTCAACAACCAACACACGACTTTGATTGCAACCCGTGTAAGACTCTGCACTCGTATAATCAGCGCTTCTGTCCATAATTTCGTTAGAATACATACCCGACAGAACAGAAGGATTTGTTAAGTCCACAAATTGAGAAACAGAAGGCCAAGTCTTCGCCACAATCTCAGGGCGCATCCACCGTTTTCGGCAAACATACTTCATGTTCGTATATTGAGGGCTTAAGTCATCCGGATCAGGGAGAACGTTAAAGGGATCAACGTAATCGTAATGATACGTGCCATCATCAGGGTCTTTATAAGAATCACTCCAACCAATTCCTGAAATCAACGCATCCTTAAATTTTAAAGACCCATAATGGGGAATCGAATTATGCTCTTGAATATGAAACAGATAATGGGTCAAAGCACTGGCTAACTTGTCATCTTCGTCTCTTTGAGAATCAGACCTGACAGCCACGCGATACCGAGATTGAGTCTCCACACCACACAAAGAATCAATAAATCCTTGAATAATGTTCACCGTTATAGGGGATTGGCCCCGTGTGTCTAAAATAGAGAGGTCACGGGCACTCCATTGCCCACTGCCATCATAATACCCTTGGTTTTCACGACAAATCCGCCGCCACTCTAGTGTTGATGGATGAAGATTTGCCGTTCTAAAATAATCCCTCGCCGTTTGAAGGGCATTTTGTTTCGAGGGAGATAACATACTATTCATGCTCATCTTTAAGAAACTCTAAGCTCATTCAGAGACCGATAAGAAACAAAGGCATTAAAAAGGTTGTCGCTGTAGTCTGATGAGGCATACAAAAGATCACCGGGCTCTAGAGTCAGCGTGGTGTTAATTAAAAGATCAACTCTTTCGAAAGGAAGAATAGTAATGCGTGAGCACAAAACAAACTTTGTTTCAGATCCTGTTTCAATCTCTCTGGAAACCCAAACGGTGGCCAGCAAAACAGTCTCTACCTGACTTGCCAAAAGAACAGAATCCAACAGTATCGTCGTCAGATCTGCACCAAATATTAGTGTTGGCGAGCTGTCAACATTCAGCGTTGGATTCATTTTAAAAGAAACGAAAGGCTTTTCCATGTATAGCCCCTCTTAGTTTCTATGGGGGTTTTTAATCAACGGAAATTGACCCTATTGAGGATTTAATCTCTGCTGCTGACTTAATAACCCTGTCACACAAGCCTTGCAAAAGCGTGCATACTTCCTTAAACATATCTGTTTTCATCTGCTCTTCGGACATGTTTAAGATGTATTGTGAAATTTCCCTAACATAGTTAGATTCAATTACATATCTAGCAAGTAAGTTTGTATGCTCAATTTGCTCATCAATTTTAGGGTGAACCATTTAATGTTCCTTTGATTTAAAAAATATACCTAATTATAATACAGGCATAAAATAGACAAAAAAACACATTATTTTCCAAAATCTCACTCAACTAGAGGGTCTATGAAAAACAAAAAACCTTGTGGTCCTATATTCTCAGAAGAGCAGAGGCTTGTCCTTCTGAATGGTTTTCAGAAGCAAAGCACCTACACCACGGTCGCAGAGTATGCAAAAGCCAATAACGTAAGCAGACCAGCTTTGTGCAAATGGTCTGTGCGTTATGGGATTCCCTTAGGGAGGCATTATGCATTGACATACCAAAGGATTCCGCATGCATTGAGAATCCAAAAGAAGATTCCACACGACGACCCTTTATTGGAGGCACTAAGAAAGCAGTACCGCATTAGCCAATAGTAGAAGTGGTGATGGGGAGAAAATAGGAGGGTTTTTGAGGGCTTTTTGATAGACCCTAAGATTGATGATCAGCAGGGCTTAAATGGTATAAGCACAGAAAACCTAGTCTCATGAAACCAGAATATACCAATCCTACCGCAGTTCTACCTTTTGATCCTTTTCATGCCTTTTTTATGTCAAAAGAGACACCACATTAACGTTTGCAAAATTGTATGTAGCAGTTCCAGCCCCTGAGAAAATTGCAGCCAATCCTATGGTATCATTTGTCGAAACGCTTATTATGTCAGAAATACTAATAATCACAGTAGTTGATGAATTTTGCGAAACCACACTTTGCGACGTTCTAGATTGAGATATCCCTAATGGTAATGATCCATTCTTTGTTATAAAATGGACAAGCGTGGCAGGGGTTAAACTAGGAAGCGTAACAGAAATATTATAGGTAACATTAACAATTCTAGTTTTTGTGCCTGTATACGTTAAAACACCAGTCGTCGTGTTATTTGTAAATAAACTTAATAAGCCTGATGTGTTGACCAAAGGAACCAGTCTATTGGTCGTGGATACAAAAGTAATGGGAGTGGCTGTAACGGAATACCAAGCCGCATAGGGCTGAACACATGTGAAATCACCAATTACATTGGAATTACCCCCTACAACTAAATTGCCTTGTAAATATTCATTACCAGATACGGCCAAATTTGATGACTTTGTGCTATAAAACAAACCGTTACGAAAGTTTCCTCCTATAAAGAATCTTCCAAGAGAATTGGTATATCCCATTGTATACACTTCATTGGAATTATTCGGGACACCTTGCTGAGTTAAGGCTCCTCCTGTCATTGGGTTTGTTCCATCAAATTCAAAAAAATATGAAACATTTCCTGACCAAGTAGAAAAATAGAATTTGTATAACTCAGGAATCCATATACCTGCTCTAAATGTTGTTGAGATAGGGATTATATTTGTTAACGTCGTAAATGTGGCCCCATTATCCGTTGATTTAAAAACAGAAGTCGATGCTGATGATGAAATCCCAATAATGCACTTAAGCTCTGGAGAGCAAACCCCCCATAACATAGGTGTCGTTGTAGCTTCATTCACCCATGTTATACCATCTAGAGAAGACATAACGCCTGATGTACCAACTGAAACAAATTTTGTCCCAGTCCACATTACGGCCCTCACTGGGCGCGCCGCCGTTCTAATTGTCCAATTCAAACCATCGGGACTCGTTTGGATATAAGATCCTACCGTCTGTGAACCAGATACAAACAATCCATTGGCCCATATAATATTACCCGCACCAGGTGCCCCACTATTTACCCCTGATCCCCATGTTATACCATCTGAAGTTGTTTGGGTTATATTGCTAGCAGTTGTTTTCATCGTGGCTATTCCCAATGTTGGGGAAAAAGCATACGCAGCATCTGAAGCAGCAACGGATCCCGTTGAGCTTATCCATGTTGCTCCACCATCATTTGAATATTTAGTGGTTGCAATAACATCATCTGTTATCCACCTACTTACATTAGTCATATAAGTAGCACCAACAGAAGTCCCAAGGCCGCCTGTTGATAGAGCCCATGGATCACGATATCCTACAGGCCCTACTGACTCTGATGTCTTTGCTGTACTTATAGCTCCCTGCGCAACAGAAGATATGCCAACGCCAGACTCTTTGATAATTTTTCCTGTTGTAGAACTGAATATAACAATGTTTGAATCAACTGATGTTGAGGTGCTAGACGTTACCCCATTACTAGAACCAGAACTTGCTTGGGTTATTCTTCCCCACTGATCAACAGTAATATTTGAGGCTGTATAATTCCCCGGTGAAACTGTTGTAGGAGCCAAATCTATTGTTATTAAAGATTCTCCATTAGACAATATTCTCCCCGCTGTTCCCCCAACACCCAAAATACCAGGAACGCTTTCAGCCTTGGTAACTCTACCATATTTATCTACTGTAATCTTTGAGTAAGGGTACGAACCAGGCACAACCGCTGTAGCCACTAAATCAATGACAGGGGCTTGACCACCAGTGCTGCTGACATTGCCAGCCGTTCCCGTCACTGAAGTTACACCAGTCGCAATTATTGATTTAACTTGTCCAAAAGTTGCCGCGTCTGTGTTTTGTGTTCCATCCGCAAGATTTGTTGCTTTAAACCCTTGAAAATTAATGTTTCCAGAAACCGAAAGGCCACCAGAAGACGGAAAAACCAAAACGTCTGTTAATGATGTATCATTAATAAAACTCTGGAGCTTAAGGGAACCAAAAGTATCTGTGCTATTGGTTACATGTGACCACATAAACCCAGACAAAGAATTGTTTTTAATCTTAAAATTTGTTACTGAGCTTAAAGTCGCTGTTGGCACAAAGTTATTTTTCAACTCAAAAGAGGACTCCCTCTCTGAAAAATCAAACCGTTGGAAATTACCTAATATCGATAAATCAGGAACAACTCCCTTAACTGTAATGCTACTCATGACCATAATATTTGAACCTCATCGTGCATTAAATCCCAAAGAAAGGTTGCACTAACCCCATCAAAATCTTCTTCAGGTGATTGTTGTAAGTTTTTAAGCCTGAAGCTTCCCATATCAACGTTCCCGCCAGCTGGGATGTTGGTAAGCAAACAATCAGGTCCTATTGTTGTAAATATGTGCCCTTTGTCGTCTTCTAATCCTTCCACAAACCCCGTAATATTTACCGGTATATTCCCAGCGGAAATTGCACTATCAACATATTCTTTCGTGGTTAAGTCATCCGGTAAAGTGGGTGTCCCCGCATGGATGGCCTTAAACCCCTGGAAATTAACATCCCCATGATTAGGTAAAGCATTCAGCCCCGTTGCCAATAAAGTTGCAAGGGATGTGGCCGCAGAGGTCGCACTGCCTTGTGAGCTCATGGCAGAATTTTGGGAAGCTTCAGCACTTTGCTGGGAATTATCCGCTGAACCTGAAGCACTGGAAGCCGATACGCCCGCTGCGAAGGCCGAAGCACCGGCCGCAAAGGCAGAAGCACCGGCCGCAAAGGCAGAAGCTCCTGCATCAAAAGCCGAACCACCAGCTGCTAATGCAGAGCCTGACGCTTCCGCAGCTGACGCTGTTGCCTCTGCTGCTGCTCCAGACGCCTCTTCTGCTGACGCTGTGGCTTCTTCTGCGGCTGCCTCTGCTTCGTCTTTAAAAGCCTCTGTCTCTGCTTTTATTCTCTCTAATGTTTCTACTGTTGCGTAATCCGTATCTTCAATAGCAACCTCAATCTCTCCAAGGGCTGAAGCCTTTAAGATTCGAGGATCTTTGCCAATTAATTCACTCAACGCCTGGGCATTGGGTAAAGAAGCATTTGGTTTTTGAATAATGTACGTGGCATCTGTGGGGGCCAGATCAAGCTCAGCTTCCTCAGGTCTGTTCAGGCTATCTCCCTGCCAGACTTTGCCTTTCGTCAAGGACGGCAAGTTATCAAGACCAATCGTATCACTTTGGGCCGCTTTGTTGTTTTCGTCTCCAATCCATACTTTGTTTTCCAAAAGATCGGGGGTCAGGTAATCCGTGTTGGCAACAGCAAGGTGAAGCGTGTTCGTTACGGTCTTCAACAAACCATCTACTTTCAAAGACTCCAGAGATTGGGATTTAGGAAGCCTAGGATCAGTGGTTTTTAGCAAAAAAGATGAGTCGGAAATATCAATAGGAATTAATTTTCTGAGGGATATCAAATCCAATCGAATATCAATAATGATAGGTGAGGGCTGAGTCTCGCCCAACTGATTACCAAGATATGTATATTCAGGGCTTAGTCCCGGCAACTGACTGCTCGTGGCCAGCTTGCCCGTGACAGGAGATAAAAAAAGGTCGGTGTATCCAGGTCTTATTCTCATGATCTCAGCTCTTAAGCAGATTTAATCTGGATCAGGATAATAGTCATCATCTAAACTCTGATCAAACGCATACAAGCGGTCTTTTTTTAGGGGCATGGTTTCTGGCTCCTCTTGAGAAAGGGAACGCTCATACGCATCAACCAAAGCTTGAGCTGGTTTGTTTTTTAAGTCTAGATTGTCGTCTATTAACACTTCCAACGATCTCTTCTTTCTAATATACTTCATTCCCATGTTTTGTTCTCCACATATTATATAATAAACATTATTCAGGATAGAATTCGTCATCTAAACATTGTTCAAACGTGTAGGGGCAGTCGCCAAACGCAATACAAGGCATTAGACTCCTTATGCTCCCATCTTCCATACCCTCATAAAGAACACACTCATAAATATCAGACCACAACTGATCCACTTTTATTATGAAGTCTGGATCTTCTCTTTCAATTTCGTCATATCTTTTAAAATTATATCTTAGATCTTTTAATTTTTTTTTATATACTTCTGAATAAAATTTGTAGGGCGGCCGCAACATAAAACTGATAACCTCCCTCATTAGATCCTTAACAGGACCCAAATCAAGTATTTTCTTACTCAAATCATCATACTCCTGCTTTGATACTGGTTTTGGCCATTTTATTGGCGTCCAGGTGCCAGTTGGTACATCGATATCATATAAAAGATCTGCTTCACATTTTGGAATCATCATGTTTTACTTAAATTATAGTTCTAATAACACAATATACTAAGATTAACAATTATATGCAATATGTAAAATTACATGGTATACTTCATTCCTATGTTTTGTTCTTCACGTATTATCTAACAAAAATTATTCAGGATAGAATCCGTCATCTAAACATTGTTCAAACGTATAAGGGCAGCCTTTTGGAAAGGTTGACAAGAGCAACCCTGTTTCTGCCTCTGCCTGGTAAATAGCGTCGTCGTAAGCATCCGCAAACGCTTCATCAATCTTATTCTTTAAACTTGGATTTTTCTTAATAATCCGCTTTATTTTGCGCCTTTGTTCGGCAATCGTCAGTTTCCAGCTTTTGCTTTGCAGTGACGGCTGATAATGCCATTTCAGCAAGTGAGTAATAAGAACAGCAAGTCGGTTCGTCAGTTGATCAATATTGCTTCTGCCCATGCTTTCTATTTCCTCAATCAAATTATCATAGTCCAACTCCGTCATTCTCCGCTCCTTCAACAGACCAGCCATTGCCATAGACCAGCCATAAAAATCTTCTTCATATTTTGGAATCATTGCTTATTTCCCTCATTACTTGATTGCCCAATTGTAGCATAAAACAAGCACTTTAGCTCTATGCGGTTAGATGCCCTATGAAATTAGAGATGGCGACAATATCGTCATTGAAATACTTAATTGCCGTCTCATCGTAATAGGCGAGTATCGCTGGATCGGTGTTATCAAGCTCCGTGTTTAACTTTGGGTCTAGGATTGGCTGAAAACGATAATAGTAAAACTGATCAAGCGTGTAGTTGGATCGTAGCTCCATGGATTTAGCAACAGACTCTTGGCCGCCAGTAGAAGCAATGTTAAAGAGACCAAATATTTGAAGAATGGTTTGTGTTGGGTCAGGAACACGAGGCATAGACTCAAGGGATTTTATTAATTCAGGATCAACCCTCGGATCACGAAGGCTTGGGTTTCCTGGGTCAAACCCAATTTCCCCAATGCCCGTACCGATCGACAACACACAATATCTGTTTGATCTTTGTTTTATCATCTTTGCTAGCGTTAAGCCAAACTGAGCCGGATTATTTTGATAAATACCCCCGTCTATATACTCATGACCATTCATAAGCAATGGCGGCAAATAAACAGGGGCAGCACCCGTTGCCAAAGCCACATTACTGATCAATTCATTTTGTCCTATGAATTCAGGGTAATTCAGATTCGAAAACAACACATACCTATTTGTATCGTTCTCGTAAGAAGGGATAATGACATTCGTTTTTAAATTCTGAAGGGTATTATCACCGAATTGGCCTTTGATGGTGGCTCTGAGCAATCCAGAACCGTAATTGTTTTCTGTAGGTCCTGATGATTGATAAAAGGGTGTGTTGGTTAGAATCAGGGCCACTTTAGCCGCTGCATTTGGACGTAAAGACGCAACCAAGGATGATAGACTAAAGATATACGGCCCTTGGACTGTAAAGAAGGGAGTCATCTGATCTGGCGTTAACCCAAAGGCTAAAGCAAGGGACATGATACCACCAACAGATGTCCCGCAAATAACATCAAAATGTTTCCATATATCAGCAGGGTCAATTCCCCACTGCTCAACAAATCTTTTAAGAAACGCTAGGGATAGGTAACCTCGCTCGCCACCTCCATCAATTTCTAATATTCTTAGTGTATTGGGATCACCCACATTAAAACTTCCTCAGCATATCGCAATAACAGAGCTTTATCTAAGTCTGTCTTTTCTGTAGAAGTATTATACTTTATTGCTGATACTCTGGGAATAGGGGTTGAATCATGAATAGCAGGGAACTCGTGGGCTATCTTCGCGTAATTATAAACACGCAACAGAGAACCGAAGCTAACAACAAAAAAGACTCAAAATAACTCATGAATTCATTCTTCTGTAATTTACTGCTGACATTCTGGGAGTAGGACCTGTCTCATGAAAAACATGAAACCAGAGGTAAGGAAAACGATAATGAGCATTAACAAAAAACGAGCTTCCCAGGCCATACCATACTCCTCTGGGTTGTTGGTTATATTTTAAGCTGCTTTGCCATATTCCACACCCAGATCTGGGTTGGAGGATTTGTCGGGACGAAGGCCTTCGAGTTTTTCGAAGTGATTCAAGGACCAGAAAAACCCAAGACACAAAGGAAGTGTAAGAATGAGGGTGCCGAACGCACCAAACCATGACGTCAAATATACAACGCCAAATGAAGTAACAATGTAGGTTGAAGCTCTTCCTAAAGCATAAATTAAACCACTAGCGGTAAATCGCTTATAAACGGGAAGTTGCTTAATAAAAACATATTCGGCCGGATTCATTCCAATGTTAAAAAAGAGAATAAGAGATTGAAGTAAAAGTATAGACAAAAATCCAACCTTATAAAACAAACAAACGGGAATAAGAAGAATTAAAGGCAAAAAAACAGTTCCCTTTATTCTTAATATTTTTAAAGGATGTACACGAAAGCTTACAAAAGCCCAAATAAAAGCTTGCAAAACCTGCATTATTGTTAAAACAAAATTATGAATAATGATGTCTTCGGAAGTATAGCAATAGACAGTTTTTAAGGTTGCATTAAAATATATATAACCTAAATAAAATGAAATTGGCCACCCACATTGAGATAAAAAGTATCCTAATAAAGTGGCTCGTGGAATTTTTTTCATACGAAGATCAGATACAGTTTTTCGAATTTCTTTTTCTTTTTTCGAATTTGTCTTTTCATATTTTTCAATTAACAATTTGAATTTACGTCTCATATCCACAAATTCTGGAGTTTCCCTCAATCTTGTTCGGGCTACAGACCCCACAACAGCAATACCAGCCCCTATCCAAAAGGCCACTCTCCAGTTAAATCCAAAGTGAGTGGTTAAAACAGCCACACCAACAGCAGCCACCGCACCAACAGCAGCAGCAGCACCTATAAAAGAAACAGCAGCATAAGAGGCAGGAGGAGATGTTATTTCGGAAATATAAATTTCCGCTCCTACTTTTTCTCCCATAGATGAAAGACCCTGAACTATACGACACACTGTTACTATCCATGCCGCACTAACCCCTATTTGTGCATACGTAGGGAGATTTGCCATGATCATACAGGAGACGGCCATCATGGCGGTTGTCATAATGACTGTTGTTTTACGACCTATATTGTCACCAATCCAGCCAAACAAAAGAGCTCCAAATGGACGAAAAACCCATGTAGAACAAAAAGCAAAAGCCGTTAGCAAGGAGGTTGTATGAGGGTCTGTTTGAGGGAAGAAGATCTCGTCAAGAACAACTGCCATGTGGACATACAGCATAAAATCGAAATACTCAAGAAAGGTGCCGACCTGTAACAGACCAACGGCCTCTTTTTGTTCTCGATTTAGGGACTTCAAAAAGGCCAACGCGACTCTCCTATAAGGATACTGTGCAATTAGGTTCTGATTAACAGAAGTTTTGCCCTTTAAGCAATCAAAATCTTTCTGGGTGGATTTTGGTAGGATATGGGGATAAAGATTTAGTGGAGCCCAACCGCCCCAATCTTGTGTGTACTGAGTTAAGAAATGATTAAAAATCTATGATTGGACTCCAAGCCGACTTTATCCAATCAAATACTAAAACTAAAGAAAAAAGGTGAGCGATGCCAACGTGGTACAAAAAATACATGTTTGTTGTTGGAACATGCGGACAATTTGTTTTTTATTCACAGTTTTTTGCAATTATCCAAAACCAAAGCTCTGAGGGCATTCCTCTGTTCGGCTTTATGTGTGGTCTTCTGTCGGTTAGCAGCTGGATGGTCTATGGATTTATGATTCGTGACATGCCACTCATGATCTCAAGCACAGTTGGAACAATTGGAGCCCTCTTAACGGTTGGTTCCATATTGATCTACAGGTAACCAAGGACCTTATTTACCAACTCGGCGCAGGACGTCGACGACCCACACGAACCTTATAAAAATCTTTGACACGATCAATCACATGGGGTTTTGAGGTGGCTAATGGTGCCCCACTCATCACCAAATACCTCAAAGCATCCAACAAGTGGTCATTGCCATCCTTGATCATGCCTTCTTCATCACGGGCATACATACGCAATTCTGTTAACAGCTTGGCACAGGTCTTAAAGATCTTCAGCTTACCATTCTGCATCCGCTGTAAGGTTTTCTGCACACCAGCTTCCCTAGAATTGTTGGCTTTGTGCAATCTCGTAAACCCAGATTCCCGATACAGTGTCACCAAGCTCTTGCCATCCTTTTGTGAAGAAGCGCCACCAGCCGGATCATGAACAATCGGTATCCAGTTCAGATAATCCTTGGCTTTGGTGTTGTGAAGATGAAACACGTGTTGTTCAGGGGTTTTCTCAGACATCGCATATTCATGGAAGATGTAAATAATATCGTTGTCCCGATCAATGGCTGCCAGCAATAAGGCAGTCGGGTCTTTCCATCCAAAGTCCATACCACCAACAAAGTAATAGCTATCGGGTAAGTCAAAGGGCTCACAGGTGATCAGGCTTTCACTCACAGGATAAACCATACCTGACCCAATAGACGGAACACCTTTCGATCTGGCTTCCACTTCATGAGGCGGAATGCTCGCTTTAAACCGCTCTTTCTCATCATGGGGTAAATGGGGCGCATCATCCCAGCCAGCCATCACAAATACCCGATGGTTTTGAATGGATCCTTCTGTGCGTTGAATCTGTTTCTTCTCACCGTCAGTCTCAACAACTTCTTCGGTAAAGGCTTGGACAAAGGGGGACATGTACAAACATGTGGCCGATACCAACATCATCCCATAATGATCAGGCGATGTGCTCATGAGGCGTAAACTGGCTTCGGTGTAGATTTCTAAAGGAGGTTCTTCATCCAGATGGCAAACATCCAATTTAGCTCCTTGCCAGGCTTCTCGTTTCTGCTCATAAGTCTTAAACCTCAAATCAGAGAAACCACCTGATACATGTTGGATTTGATACCGATGGTCAGAACGATTCCGATAAGCCACCAATGATTGATGGATCCAGGGTTCTTCTTCAGCAACACCTTCAAAGTACCGACGTTCTAAGATCTCAAACACCTCTTTACCCGATACACCAGCAACCCAAGCATTAATAGGTCTCGTATATCGATACCCAGTCCACCAGTCAGGATAAGTGCCTGTCAGATGCATACACACCTCCAAGCTACACGCCATGGTCTTACCAATACGGTTAGCCGCTAAGAACAATCGCTCTTTGGCATTCAATCCCAGATTATGAAACTCAAGGTGTTTAGGGTGAGGCCTGTAGAAGTCGAATGACAGACGACTCAGGGTTTGTTCCTCTTCGATGAAAGCATCCAATGCAGATTCATCCAACATGAGGTCTGCCTCTGTCTCGTATGATTTTATCGGAAAGGGTACCAATCAAAAAAGCTTGGTTTTCTTGCAATTCCTTTTTCAACCTCAATCCTTCTTCCAGGGTTAATCCAAGATCGCGGAACTGGGAAGTATCTGGGGGTGATGTTAAATCATCAACTTCAGGAGGGCGGGCATATTTGAAAAAGACATCACACGCTTTCAGTGATATAGAGGAATCCTCACTGTCCCTATGTTCCCTTATCTTTTGAACAAATAAGGCTCCATCGGTCTCAAGAGCCTCTGCAAAAATAGAATCATAAGCAACGCGTCTTCTCGACCGTTTTCCTATTGCATGACCAGCCTTAAAAGATGTTGATGATATAGCCATAGTCTTGATTAAATCCTAAAAGAGCCCATTAAAAGCCCCTTAAACATTTCTAAAGTTTATCTTAATATACAACAAACAAGATATCTTGTATAGTATTAGCAATACTTTAAACACGAATTATGATTTAAACTATCTAATTTTAAGGAACATTTATGACACCTACACCTAAAGCTACTATCTACATTTGCTCATCGATAGTTATCGTTACATTGTGTGCTATGTATTTGAACTATTATTTAACGAGTTGAGACGTGATAAACAAATTCAGACCGAGTCTTGAAGAATATTATCCAAAAGGGGCGACGTTTGGTGAGGACCGGGTGATGGATAAATATGGTCCTATACAAGCAGCTTTTCGCGATGAAATACATCGTCAACGCACCATAACTAACATTAAGATATTCGGTTTGTATGCTGGAGCATTACTTATGTTCGCCATATTTACATACGCAATTATTATGTTTTCCTTAGCCTTTTAATTCGTTCATATTTTTATCCCATAAAAGTTTCCTTATATCGGCAGTGGCACACCTCGTCGCTGTAGTCTTCTGTAATCTGAGCCTCAGACAAACTTTCCTCAACAGCCCACTCAATATAGCTAGATAACGTTCGTCTATGCTTTCTTGCCGCTAGCTCTAGCATATACCTAAGTTCGGCATCAAACCTTACGGTCACCGTTTCGGAACGGGATAGTTTTCCGCCACCACTTTTTTTAAGGTGTTGTTTATCACTCATGTTTTTTCTCCTAGCCCTGTCATTGTTAAAAGAAGCTTGACCGCAGAGAAGTCACCCCTCAAAGCTAATTCGACCTGCTTGTTAATAATCTCTTCCCATTTTGCCTCTGTGACGCCCAGAAAATAAGGCCTTCCAAGATTATGGCTACGGTTTAGGGGGGGGTTGATTGACCAAGAGATTTCATTATGTTCTCAATGACTTTTTGGTCTCTTTTATTTGGCTTTTCAAACCCAACAATGAAAAGCTGCCATGATACACCAAGTGCCTCAGCCACAGCTTTTATTTTTTCAATATCAATCTTTTTGTTTGGTCTGTTTTCTAATTCCCAAATATAGCTTTTGCACGTGCTGCTGAGGTGAGCCAGGTCTTCTAGAGACAAGCCCTTGCTAACCCTTAACTTTCTGATTTTTTCCCCTACTGTGCTCATGGTAATCCTCTTTCTTTTTATTGTTAAATTAGTGAAGTTGGTTCCCAGTTCCCACGGGAACGTAAACGTGATTTTTTTTGACAAACCAAGCATTTGAGCGGCTCTTAAGACAAAATTTACGTTCCCATGGGTTTTGGGAGCGTCTGGGAACGTGGGAACGTGAATCCTTTATAAATTCATAGCTTCCTGGGTCTGCTGTCTAAAGGAAATCGGCTTCTGTCCCCGGACGTCCCGCATGCCTTGTAAACACAAGCAATTGACGATAAGGGAACAGCTATTAAATCTGGATCATATTTATCTTCTTTGAATTCATAAGGAACAGATATGAAGGGCCCCAAATAATGGCCTCCACGATTACAGTAGATTGTATCAGGACTATGGCCCTTAGAAATAAAAAATGATATTAATATATTTGAATTACTATAAACTACAATATTATAAATACCATTTACTCTAAAAGAAACATTATTATTAAGTATTACAAAGCAAGTATCATTAATCATGAGTTCTGGTAAAAAATGTTCCATGCAGTCGCCACACTCGATGTGGAAATCTCCACCACCCCTTAACCAAAAATCGAGTGAATGAGATATACACAGCCTTTGTCCTTTTGAAAAGGTTTCCATCTAATATTTCCTTTTTATTACAATATATTTTAAAACAAGTCTTTTATCGAAATCCACTGAGTATTCAATATTGCTTTAACCATCCAATACGTAGTTATTGTCTTCATTTTCTACCTCCTTGCATTACCCCTTGCAGAACAACACCAATCGATTTATAAGGGAAATTGGCAGCCTGAGACGGTACCTCAATATCCTGGCATAAGGTGTTAGGGGCGGCTTCTTGGGCAGGTCTTTCTTGTACGGCGTAATCCGCAGCAATGTTTTGACTTTCGTTGTTTTGTGGTCTTTGGGGGCGCGGTGGAGTATCTTTGGATATCTCGACCCGCTTTCCAAAGTACACCTCCAAATACCCCTCATTCCCACCGACGGTCATACTATCCAAGGTGAAGGCATTGGGTGCCAAAATCAAAATTGTGTCGCCTTGATCAATCACCTTGCTGGCTAAAAAGGGCCACGCCGGATGAATGTTGGGATGCTTATTTACAAAATCTTGTAACCTCGAGTCCGCGGCAGGAGAATTAGTCGATGGGGCCAACCCAGACGATGAACTTCCACCACAGCTTTCCAAACTAACATCTGCCCATCGCTCCCCATTCAACCATGTGGTAGGGTTAGGAAAGTATTGCGGGTCCTTTCCCTGAACAGAATGGGCATAAGAGTTGGTCAGCCTCATAAGCTCCGCATGAGTGATTCTTTTCATGGCTTTGGTAAACGCTGAAAATGCTTTTTTCTTATCCACTTTCTTTGGGTAAGCGGCATACCACTGAGCAAAATTATCCTCCAGGATCTTGGCTAATGGTTTTGGAGGTTCTTTCGAGTAAGTGTCTTTTTCTGAAACTCGCAAGATTATATTCGATGCAGACGTATCGATTGCTGGAGCTTTAAGGCATGCTACAGAGGTTTTATGATCATCTTTTCTTGTAGGGGTAAGGTCTCAGAGGCAGAAAAATGGCATGTTTTTGTGGTGCCTGTTTCTGAAGGATCTTCAAGGGGAGCCTGAGCGTGCATAGAATCACCCCTGGAGGCCCTAATCTTATCAACTTCCGAGACTTTCGATAACAGATTGCGACAAAATTTATCAAAAGCCATCGACTCCGGAGAACCATCAGAATTCTCCCAAGAAACCTCATCCAACAAATCCTCTGGCACAGGATCCGGCTTTGAAGAACCACCAGATGGATCATCAAAAGGATCAGGATCAGAATCCCCCCAAGGATCAAAATCAAAATCTTCATCCAACCAACCCTCTGATGATTTTTGACCGATGACAGGATCAACACCCCCTGGAGGCGTATTTTGTATTTCTTCCTCAAAATTAATTTTTTCTAAACACACACTCGGAGCGATAGCGACAGAGATCGGATGTGAATAATCAGGTGACCGGTCGTTTTGTGTTTCCGACTCAAGATCAATTTTTGAAGACCCCACATCTTGAACTTCCGGATCATCGAAATTACCCCCGTTCTGGCAAGAGAGTGATGGTTCAATGATGGTTATTTATGGTTCTATTGATGAATGGGGTGCACGTCGTTCCAAATAAGTGGTATGAGGTGCACCCCTAGATGCACCAGATGCACTACTCAATGCACCAGATGCACTACTCAATGCACCAGATGCACTACTCAATGCACCAGATGCACTACTCAATGCACCAGATGCACCCCTAGAAACATCACAATTTTCACCAGATGCACTACTCAATGCACCAGATGCATCCCTAGAAACATCACAATTTGCACCAGATGCGGGGTTGGGTTCGGCACAATCTGTGTCATGATCGTCAATAAAATCATTTTCCTCGTTCAATTTATTCAAAAAAGAGACGTTGATTTGATAGACATTAGGTCTTCTTGCATTAAATGATTTTACAAGCTCAAGAACTCCCTTCTGTATAAGAGAAGATATGGTGTATTTGATGCACCGGTCAGAAAATCTTGTTTCTGCCGATATTCTCTTTACGCTAGGGTAGATAGACGAACCATCGTCAGCAGCAAAGTCAGCCAACTTCACCAAAATACTTGTTTCTGTGCTGGTAAAAAAACAAGACTTTGATCCCCAAACAGCCTTCATTAATTGTATGCTCATCGTTTGTCTCCCTGGTTAGAAGACACTAATCTTTGCCAAAACCCACAGGCACCACCTTCCATCGGGTCAAGGCCTTCGAAAGCGGACTCGTCAAAGCTCTTTAAAGCATAGAGGGTGGCCCTTTTCTTTTTTAGCCGGCAAACATACCCAACCACCCTAGAAATGAATCCTGTGGCCTTCTTTGGTTCTGCATCTACCTTTTTGGGTTCATCATCAACAAACGTTGAAAAAGACAATCCTGCTGGGGTCTGCTTCAAACGTTCAAGCCTGCCCTCCTTTTTAGGTTGAGGTTTTTTAATTACAAAACACAATCCCGCGGGGGTTTTCTTTAAATGCTCAACATCAACGTTGAGTTTGTAGATGGATGCTTTGCCTCCAGTTCCAACAAAAACCATCTCAAGAATGCCTTTTCTAATACAAGAGTCCCTTAGAATTATTTTGAGGAAGGAACGACTCCTCCCGAGACGGAGCATCAGCTTAGGCAGGCAAACCTGAATATAATCGTAGTCTCCATCCAAGTCGTGCGCGGCAATAGCAATTAGCAATTTCTTTTCTTCTTCAGAAACACAAACAAAATTTGACTTAATATTACGCATAATAAAGTTCCTCTTCTTTTTTACTCATATAAGGCACATTAATTTTATAGGTATTTGGTTGAGAGCTTTCTTTGAATCTCTCTGCCTTAATAACGAACTTATTTACAATCTTGAATATAAGTTGTTTGTTTACAAGGGACTGTATTGTTCTATATACGGTTCTTTCACAATAACCAGTCGCAACAGATATCTCTGCTATACTTATACTAACTTCTATTTTTCTGTTTGGTACATGGGCAGCGATCTTAACCAGTATGGACGCTTCGGTTGGGGTCAATCTCAGGCTTTGTCTTTTTTTCCAAACCATATCGATCAGTAAAATACTCATCAAAAGCTCTCCTGTGTTCCTGCACTAAAAGTCATTTCCAGCGCTCATGGGCCGAACATTTTCATAGTTTTTAAGGGGCGGCAACCGGGATTTTTTTGTGATCAAGGACAATGCTTGCGCCGTTTTTGGCGCATAAGGCAGGCTGTGGGTTGCAGAGATTTTTGAATCATTTTTAGATGACAAAAAATGTAGAATTTCTGTTTTTACGGCGAATGTTCCAAAAAAACGATGTTTGCGCCAAAAACGGCGCAGCAGGCAAACAGCGGGTTACAGGGTTTTCACCCATACGAGGTGTGTTTTTTGCGTAATGGTAATGCTACATTGGCAACCCAACTCTAGACATAAAAAAACCAGAAGAGGTATTAACCAAGCTTCCGGTTCGTTGTTATTGGATAAAAATTATAGAACAGCAGTCAAGTCTGGTTTCTTTAAAATCTTTAGGAAACTCAAAGCTTCTCGAAGGACACTTCTGGATAACTCATATTTTTCGCTTAGATGTTCAGAAACTAATCCCCTTTCAGTGTAAGCATTTTCATCGGGAAACTTTTCAAAAATTTCCTTAACACCTTCCTTTCCAATTAATTCAAACAAAAAAATGTTATTGCCGACGACGAGGGATAACTAAAAAAAGACACCATAGATTGTTTAAAGGCATCGGTCTCAAGGTAAAGAGGCATTCCCCTGTACGATTCAAACCTGTTTTCCACCAGTTCAGAAAAGCACTTAAGCGTTGAACATATTTTATTAGAAGTTGTTTGGTGTTGTCCGTTTTTAGGGAATGATATCTCTAAATCAAACAATAGTAGAAAGTGTCTAAACTCACGAGGTGCCGCCAAAAGACGTTCACAATTAACAATCTCTCGGTTTTTTAATAGGGCCTCAGCATCCGAAATAAATTCATTTTTATAATCAAGGGCGTCTTCGGGACTCCAATATATTTGATCAGCCTTCAAAGGATTCAAAGGGTCTGATTCGTTTAATTTTATCAACTCCCTAATCTCGTCCCGTTTCTTAAAAACATCACAATTTCGTTTAAAATCCATTTCTTTAACATAAAAATTCACAAACTTTAAAAACGCGTCGTCAAGTTGTACGTAGGTCAAACTCTTCTCCTTATCGTTATCGTTATCGTTATCGTTATCGTTAAATATGGGCCTTTACCCCTATAATTTCCTTACTCTTTTTGTAGATTTTAAACAATGGCGTAAGTGGTTTTGGAATAAATTTATCAGAGAATGTCACCATTTCTGAGCCGCTCGGCCTTTAATCTCAAAAAAACCCGGCACTCTGTCGCCTTTTTAGGGGGAATATCAACAACACCCCAGGCGTAATTTTCGATGGTTGAAATGCTAACCTTCAACAACTCAGCCGCCTCTTCAAACGAAATGTCCATTTTGTTAATCCAGTAACAAAACTGCCCGCTGGTGAATTGGTTAAGCACTTGGCCCCCAACGAAAACCCTCTTTTCCCAAAAGCTCAAAAAATAGAAATCCAGAAGGCAATTCTACACCAGTAGCACCAGGAGGAGCTTCGAGGTACAGCTCATCAAGAAAACCCTGAAACTCGTGAGGATTAACTGTTTTTAAGTTTACCAGCATCGATTCAATGAGAATTTTTTGCATCTCCTTCAACACTTGCTTTCTTTTCAACTTTTTGTTTTTCAACATGGTCAAATCCCTTCAAACGCGCTTCGTAGCTGTTGTTCGTGGTGCGTCCACAAATAATCCCTGGCAAACGCTGTGTTGATATCAAAGATTATCTCTCCGTTCTCAAACCCCCTTGCCACAAACCCCGTAGCCACAATCCAGGCCTTGTAAGTCATAGCCCCCAGCGTTTGGTAAAGCTTTTGTTTGACCTCTTTGTCCACCGAATCCTGAGCCGTTGTCAAGGCTTCCTCAAGGCTTAAGGCTTGTCGCTCTGAGGCTTCCAACTGACGTGCGTCCTCCGCCGCTTGAAGTTCTTCCGGCGTTGGTTCCTTAGGCGGCCATGTCTGCCAAAACTTGCTCTTGTCCCAGAACCTTTCGATCATTTTTTCCGACAAGATCGTTCCAATGCCCGACACAAAGCTATTCCCTCTCGACATGGCTTTCTTTCCCATCAGGAAGGGTGTATCGGCAAAGGTTTTGCAGTAATCTCGAAAAAGATCAAGCCCCAAAGCTCCCAAGCCAAAGTGCGTTCCCATCCGCTTTTTGATGGTTCTGGTAAATATTTCCATGTTGATCGACAAGGGATGGTCCAGCTTCGAGCCGATGATTTCCTGAACAATCTCGTAAGCCTTGTCAACGAATTCCCCAACGGTTATGGGTTTTTCATCCACGATAGGAGGTGCTGATGGGGGTTCGGTTATGGGGTCTGATTCGACAGTCAACTCAACCTTTGGAAGAACATCTCCAATCCGTACGGCTGTTTGAGGCTTGACTGGCTGCTCACCTGAAAGCCTAACAATCTTGGTTTCTGGTAAAGCTTCCAAAACTACACTGGCTGTTTCAGCTTCCACTGGCTGTTTTGCCTCCTCAACCACAGGTTGAAGGGTTTTACGCGCGCTCGCGCCGTTTAAACCTGTATTCACTGAGGTTATCTGTGTTAATAACATCTCGTCATTTTGACGAGACCATCTCGTCAAGTTTCGAGGGCCTCTTTTTGAGGATTTCTGCGGTTTGAACGAGGATAAGAAGGCATTAAGCTTGTCATAGTTAATGGTGTACCATTTGGTGCGATTTCCCTTAAAAGAGTGAAGCATTTCTGATAAAAGGAATCCTAACTTTTCGAGATTTCGAATGGCTCTGTAGACTGTTGTCTCGGAATAGATCTTAAGTGCCGCAGCCCAGGCCTTGTAGGAATTGTAAATCCACTTCTTACCCTCGTGGGTCTTCCCCACTGAGTGATTGTTGGACTCTAGCCATCCATGGACGAACTGCAATATAGAGGCCTCGACAGGGCCTACCTTTAAAGCCAAGTCTGGTTGATGTGCGAACCAAGCGCATTCGTGCATCAGCGCGCACGATCTAGGAGACCTATTGGACATAATGTACCTTCACCACCTTACCACCCGACGCAATTTTACAAGACCTGAAGAAGATTGTATAACTACCCTTTAAGCAACAAAGTTATAGGGTTATAATGCGTTCATTAAGTGGAGGGGTTGCTCACGTAGCCTCT